TACGGTTCGTACGGCGGTCGCTACGTTCTTCGCCCCTACGGCGGTTAGCGGGTTGAACGCGGTTTATACGTCTTTCCCTAAGCGCATCCCCGGGAGTCAGTTCAGGTTGGGGCAGGCTGCGGGGACGAAATCGGGGGCGGTCGGCGTCGTCAACATAGTGAGCGAACGCGAGGAACGTATTGCTATCGGCGGCCCGACGAGCGGGAAGAAATGGGTTCACTACACCGTGGAATTACAGGTGTACTGCCATTCAATCGAAACGCATTCCGAAACGGCAATGGATTTTTTCGATACCGTGATTGACGGGGTGAAGGCTCATCTTCGCTCTGACCGTTGGATGAACGACTACCCGGTGATCTTTGAGGCGGGGGAACGTGAGTTAAACGGATATTACGGTGAGCCGAAGACGCTTGCCGATGGGGCCACGGAGATTTGGGGCGGGATCAGTTTTGAAGTCAGCGAAGTTCTTACCACTTAACGTTAGGATTATGTTATGGCGAAATTTCTTGCACTTGAGAGCCGGGTTTATCCAACTCTCGGTCTGACGGTGAACGCGGGTGACGTAGTAGAGTTGCCCGAGGATACGGATGTGACGGGGCTTAGCAAGATGGTTGATTCTAAGAGCGGCGAGAAGACCGTTCCCGTCAAGGAAAGTGAGTAGGTAATGGCTCTCCCTAGGTCTAGGTCTTATCTGGGCGTGGCGAAGGAAACGCGCCCTACGCCGGGTTCATCTCCTACCGCTGTGGCGGCTACTGACTACATTCCTTACACGTCGATCACTCCGTTTGACAACATCACGTACCTTGACGACAAGGGTATTCGTGGGTCGATGACAGAGCAGTTCGACGTTATCCAAGGAAAGATTTACAGCGAGTTCGACGTTGCGGGCGACGTGTTCGCGGACTCTACGGGGTTCATGTATGCGGGTGTTCTCGGTGATGTCGTGACGACTGCTAGCGCGGCCCCGTACACGCACACCATGAGCCTCCTGAATTCGCAGGCGACCAATGGGCAGCCGACAACGTACACGTTCAGCGACTACTACAGTCTGAGCACCGCGAGCACCCGGCAGTATGCAGGTTCTCAGATGGCAAGCATTGACACGAAGTTTTCCGCTGACGCCCTTCTGACCTATTCCGCTAAGGCTATGGGTTTCAAGAGCGTGACGGCAGCGAATCCCACCCCGTCGTTCACTACCGTTGCGCCCATCCCGTCTTGGGAGGGTTCGGTCACGATTGCGGCTAGCGTTACGGCAATCATGGCTGAGGGAAACGTCAACATTACGCGTTCGGTCACCCCGATTCACACGGTGAGCGATAACCAGAACCCTTATCAGTTGTTTGCGGGTCCGCTTACGGTTGACGGTTCAATGTTGCTCATCCTTGAGTCTGACACTCAGTTGGACTACTACTTGAACAACACACAGCCTGCGGTCAGTATTGACTTCACGGCGGGCGCGGGTGCGACGCTGACACAGGTCAAGTTCCAGATGACGAAATGCGCTTTCACGGTTGCGAAGATCGAACGCGGCAAGGACTACATTGAACTAAACGTCAACTACCGGGCACAGGCGAACACGACTGACGCGGGCGCTAGCGCTGGTTACTCCCCGGTGAAGGTCGTTTTGCAGAATGCGAAGGCTTCAGGCACGTACGTTTAATAGAGATGGGACGGGAAATGGTTAAGAAAACGATTGTTGGTAGTGGTTGGGTTATGCTTCGTGACCCGAAGATGGTTCCTGAGCGGTTGCGTAGGCCGATCATGGCTCAGGCTGCGAGCATTCAACAGGTCGCGCGAGAACTAACTGCTTCCATTGACACGGATTCGGCGGCTAGCAAGGAAAGCGTGCTGTCGCTGTATGACTTTAACGATCTTGTGGCGGTTGCGCTTATTTCGGCGTGGTCGTGGGATGCCCCGGTGACGGTGGAGTCGTTGCAGGATTTGCCGGGTTCGGAGTATGACGAAATACAGAAGTTGGTTTCTCCGCTTATCGGTGAGTTGATGCCGAATTTTGAACCTGACCCGGCGGCTGATTCCCCTACCGAACCCTCCGCCGAATAGCGTTCATTCTTGACGGAGGGAAGGACGATAGGCCGTTGCCGGTCTACGTCAGGGATTGGATGTTGGCTAGCCGCTTCGGGTGGAGTTTTGATCAGATACAGAACGCGCCTGCGGTGTGGTTGGATTGGCTTATAAAGATTGACGGGATTTCGGAAGAGGCTAAGGCGAAACGGAGTAACCCGGCATGATGAGCGTGAAGGTTGATGATGCGGACACGCTCGCGGCCTTGGCTAAATTGTCGGATGACATCCAATCGGAGATTAAGACGAAGGCGCTTCGGCAGGCCGCTGCCGTTGTTGAGCGTTCGGTCAAAGAGATTTTGAAGGAATCCGGTCAGACTCCGTTTAGGTGGGGGATGAGCGGGAAGAGCGCGGGTTCTCGTGTCTGGGTCGGCCCTAGTCCCGCTTCGCCGGGGCAGCCGCCGGGTATCTTGAATAGTGCGCTTCGTGCGAGCGTGAAAGTGTTTTCCCCGAAAACTATTGGCTTCAACAATTACGCGATTGATGTTGGGCCGACTGTGGTTTATGCGCGGGGTCAGGAGTTGGGCGGCGGGAATCTCCCGGCGCGTCCGTATCTCGTGCCGGGTGCTCAGAGGGTGAGCGGTCAGGTACGGGACGTGTACGTTTCAGCGGTTAAGAGGATGCTGCCGTGAGTGATCTTCCACCGATTGCAATAACGCTTACCGCTGATACGTCGAAACTCAATAGCGGGTTGAAACACGCGGCGGGTCAGGTCAGCGGGTTTGCGGACGATTCCGGTAAGAGAATGCGCGGCATGGGCATTAAGTCCGGCATTGCGCTTGCGGCGGTGGGCGCGGGTGCGATTGTTGCGGGCGCGGCGGTGTTGGATTTTGCGAAGGCTTCCGTTCAGGCTGCTCAGGATTCCGTGGTGTCTGACGCCCGGTTGGATCAAGTCGCTAAGACGATGGGGTTTGTTGATGGCGCGTACGCGGGCGGTACGGCACGCCTCAAGGATTACGCTTCGACTCTTTCGGCACAGATAGGCGTTGAGGACGAATCTATCAAGGCCGTTCAAGCGAAGTTGCTTACGTTCAAGGCGCTCGGTTCGACTATGAACGACACCGGCGGCGCTATGGATCGCGCTACCGCTGCCGCCTATGACCTTGCTTCGGCGGGGTTCGGGTCGGCTGAGGGCAACGCTACGGCGCTCGGTAAGGCTCTTCAAGACCCGATTAAAGGCATTACCGCCCTGTCTCGTTCGGGTGTGACGTTCACTCAGACTGAGAAAGACAAGATTAAGGCGCTTGCGGAATCTAACCAGATGGGCAAGGCGCAAGAAATGGTCTTGAAGGCCATTGAAACGCAGACGAAGGGCACGGCTGCCGCGACTGCTACCGCTAGCGACAAAATGAAGGTGTCGTTTGGGGAGTTACAGGAGAAGGTGGGGACGGCGTTTCTGCCGGTGTTGGCGAAACTTGCGGACACGATGATTCCCATTTTCGACAAGTTACAGGGGCCGTTGGGGAAGGTGGCGGAAGCGTTGGGCGGGGCGTTGTCGAAAGCCCTTGACGCTCTGGCCCCGGTGCTGCCGATCCTTGCGGATGCGTTCGCAAAAATCGCGGGGACGGTCGGCGGGATTCTTTCTACCGCTATCACGGCGCTACTTCCTCTCGTTACCCCGTTGCTTGAATTGTTCGGTCAGTTGGCTACGCGTATCGGGCCGTTGATTACTCCTCTTCTGGAGAAGATAGGGGTTCTTTTCAGCGCGGTAATGGAAGCGTTGCTTCCTCTCGTGGAACCGTTGACTACGGTTGTGATGGACATTCTTGACGCTGCCGCGCCGATTCTCGGCGTTGTCGTTGATGCGTTGATTATTCTCGTGAATGCGCTTGCTCCCGTGTTCGCGGCGGTCGGTCAGTTGATCAAGCCGCTAGGGACGTTGATTAACGTTCTTCTCGTTGCGCTCATGCCGGTTATTCAACCGTTGCTGCCAATTATTACGTTGCTTGCGAGCGTGCTAGGTGATGTTCTGGTCCGTGCGGTCGGATTAATCATGACGGCTATTGGCTATCTGATTCAAGGGTTCGCGAAGTTGGCCCCGTTCATCCTTGAGAACGTTACGAAACCTGTTGTCGGGTTCTTCCTGCAAATGGTTTCGGATGTCGTGGGGGCGGCTGCGGCAATGTTTTCGTGGGTTCCGGGTCTGGGCGACAAGTTGAAGGGCGCTCAAGACGCTATCAACGGGTTTAAGGAAAGTTCTACCAAGGCCATTTCCGACGCGGGTAAGACTATCGGGATTGAGGGCGAGAAGATCGGCAAGAGCCTAGTTGAGCAAGGCGTGGGGATGCTGCAAGACCCGGCGCTTGCGACGAAGACGAAGGATTCTGCTATCAAGATCGGCGCGGAGTTCGGCAACGGGCTTATTCGCGGGATTGAACGGAACACGGGAAGCGTTAAGACCGCGTCGGCGGATTTGGTGAATACCGCGACGAAGGCCGCTAGGGCTGCGGGTGATATCGCTTCACCGTCGAAGGTGTGGACGAAGATCGGTAGTGACCTTATAGACGGCTTGGTTCAAGGGCTTGATCTTGGCAAGGGGAAGGCTGCCGATAAGGCGCGGGAGACTATCAGCGCTATGACTCAAGCGGTTAAGGACCGTTTGGATGAGGCGAAGTCCTACGCTCAGAGCGTTTCGTCTGGCATCACGAATTCTTTGAGTCTTGACGCGGCGTTGACGGCGGTTGTTGCCCGTACGGATGCGGTGAAGAAAGCGCAAAAAGATTTGTTTGACGCTCAGGCCGCTATCGGGAAAGAGGCTACGGAAGCCGAGAAGGCGCGTATTGCTGAGTTGCAGGGTTTGTACCATGACGCGCAAGAGGCGGCGGCACAGGGCGCTACGGACATCGTGGGGGAGTTCGTAGCGCAAGCGACTAAGGCTAAAGAGTTCAGCGGAAAACTTATGGTGCTTCTCAAGGCAGGTCTTAACCGTCAGTCTTTTGAAGAGATAGCGGCTATGTCCACGAGCCGGGGCATAGAAACCGCTGACGCGTTCATCAACGGCAACATGGCCGAGAATGTGGCGCGGGTTAATGACGCTGTGGGTTCTGCAAAGGTGGTGGCTGACCAAGTGGGGCAGCAAGCGGCGCAAAACTTTTATGGCGTGGGTGTGCTATCTGCTATTAATTTGCTTAAGGCGTTCATTGATGAATTAGGTTTGGCGGGTAAGACGCGCAAAAAGTTAATGGATTTGATGGACGGGCTAGCGTCGTCTTTGAGCCGTAGCGTTGCGATAACGGTGAATGGTCCTAGTGGGGTGTCGGCGGTGATCGCTAGCGGACCTGAGGCAAGCATCGGCGCGGGTGGTCCTACCCCGGAACAGATTGAGGCGGCGTACGGCGGCGGGGCCGGACTGGGGTTCGGGGATTTAGCGGATATCCCGGCGGGGTTCTTCTCAGGGTACGCAATGGGCGGGTCGGTCATGGGCAACGTTCCTATTCTTGTCGGGGAGCGCGGACCTGAGATTTTCACCCCGGGTTCTAGCGGGTACATCACGCCGAATGATGCGCTTAAAGGTTCAACTACAATCAACGTCTATGCTGAGACGAACGCGGACCCGTACGACATTAGCCGCGAAATCGCTTGGGCGTTGAAGGTAGGAATCTGAGATGGCAACCCCAACGGATAATTACGAATTCGCGTTCAACGGTTGGTTGTTCGGGGGTCCGGGTCAGGGCGTGCAAGTTCTGGAGGTGTCGGGGCTTGAGGATTTGCCAGAGTTACGGGTTCAGGATGATACGCGGGGTTTTCAGGACGGCATGTTCACGGGGCGTGATTTCCTGTCTGGGCGAACGTTGTCGTTCACGTTGCAGATAATGAATGACTCTGCCGCTTCCATGCAAACGTATTTGTCACAGTTGAAGGCGAATCTGCAATTTCAGCAATCGGGAACGGGAACGTTGCAGTTCCTTTTACCGGGGCGTTCGTTGCAACGGGTGTCGGCTCGGGTGCGTCGTAGGAGTCTGAAGATTGATCCTGAGTACGCGTATGGGCGTTCGTATGCCACGGTGGAGTTCTTCTGCCCTGACCCGCGTATTTATGATGATGCGTTGCAGACGTTGACTCTTTCCCCTACGTCACAGGTAGGGCGTGACTATGACCGAATCTATGACCTTGTGTACACGGTCCCTTCGGGTTCTACGTCCTCTTTCGGGTCGTGCGTGAACTCAGGCAACGTCACCGTCTATCCGCTTATTACGCTCACGGACGCTATGACGAATCCGATTATCGTAAATTCGACTACGGGCCAGTCAATCCCGTTGACCGTGAACACGAGTGCTTCGGATGTGATCGTGATAGACCCTGACCTTAGAAGTGTCACCTATAACGGGAATCCGGCTCGGAACATTGTCACGAACGCGGCGCAATGGTTCGGTTTCCCTCCCGGCACCACGACTATTGGTATCGTTGTTTCATCGGCTGCGGTTGCGGCTACCGGCACTATCACCTTTAGAAATGGGTATGTGTAATGGCGATCAGAACACCACCCCTGTACTTGCAGGGAGGGACGCACACGGCAGAGAATGACCGGCTCGGGATTACGGGCATGGTCACTTCTGAGGGTTGCGGTCCCGGTACGGCGGAACTTGAGGTGACCCAGTCGGGTACACCGGCTATGACTGTGGCCGTGGCGGTAGGTCACGGTTGGGTGAACGGGACTACGTCGACTACTCAGGGGACGTACAAGACGTTTAATGATGCGCCGGTCACGTTGACGATCACGACGGCGGACGCGACCCTTCCGCGCATTGACAAGGTGTGTCTTACGGTTCGTGACGCTGCCTACGCGGGTGCTAGTAATGACGTGATACTTCAGGTGATCGCGGGTACGGCGGCGGCTAGCCCTACGGCCCCGGCTACCCCAGCGTCATCGTTGGTGCTCGCTACTGTGGCGGTTG